GGGTGTGCTATCAGCTGTAAAGTTGTGAAAGATGAACCGTTTAGCATTAGAAAGATACCTTAGTAACAATCCTCTTCCTAGAGGATCAGGAGTTCGGGTAGATAAAATTGGTCTACCCTTACTACTAGGATCCTCTCTTAGACAAGGATTAAGCAGGTTTGAACCCCGATCAATTCGGGCTTCAATGACCGCTTTATCCCTATCTAGGAAGGAGCTCGGAGGATCAGAAATAGATTTAAAACCTATAACTGAATCTTCGTATGCCCGGAGCGACACTGTCGATCTAATATCTAAAATGATTCCAGAATTTCTGGATCATTTCAATATTAAACAGTACAGCGTCCCTCACTCGACCTTAACGGAGAGTGATTATTCTAGGGGTCTAACTAAGGATGAATGGCTATCCTCCACTCCTTTCCATTTTACCACTAAAAGTGGTCCAAATGGACCGGCCCTTCAGTCTAGTCTTATAGACTATTTAGGATTACCTTCAAAACTGAAGGAAGCCTTAATAGTGTTAGAGCCTAGGCTGAAACCAATCTTTTCAATCCTTGATAGTCAAGAAATTGACCTAAAGAATTGAAAGGGTTGATTGGACCGTGTCTGCTCACTTAAACCTTCTAAGAGTTTTACTCTTAGAAAGTTATCAGTTAAGGCAGACAAGGAAACGAAGTCTCGAATATTTGGAATTCTAGACTACTGATCTCAAAGCAGCCTAAAAGGATTGCATGATTACTTATTTAAGGTAATCAAAACAATCCCTTCTGATTGCTCCTTTGATCAGTTGTCTGGAAGATCCCTCTCACAAGTTAAAGGGGTTAAGGTATCAGCAGATTTAACTGCTGCTACTGATAGATTTCCTATCCAGGTTCAAAAGAACCTGTTAACTGCTTTAACGAGTGAGACATTCTCCGATGCCTGGGTGCACACGATGGTTGGCTACCCGTTTAAGTTAAAACAACATGTTGTAACTTATTCAAGTGGTCAACCAATGGGTGCACACTCTTCATGAGCCTTGTTCTCTTTATCCCATCACTTAGTCGTGCAAGTAGCTGCTAAGCAGTCACTTGGACGATGAGCGACGGAAAACGATTATCGTCTCCTTGGAGATGACATCGTCTTAGTTGGTGAAGAGTTTGGAAACTCTTATATCCAACTAATGGAGAACTTAGGTGTCGAGATTAATCAATCTAAAACTCATAGATCCGAAAGGATGTTTGAGTTCGCGAAAA